ACCAGTCAACATAGAATTCCCTCCGGCATCGGCCGGAGGAGAAAGGAGAGGCCGCGGCAAAAGAAGTTAAGGAGTCTCCGAATAAAGACAGACACCTGTGTAAGAAATGCGTCTACAGGTCAGGGAGAACCGGAATGGGACGCTGTAACTATATCGCAGTTGCAGGACACAGCAGAGGCTGTAAGCCGGAAGAATGCACAGTATTTGTAAAGGGGAGGAAGCGTAAGAAAGCGCTGTGGTAAAAAACATGTGTGCGATATCGCACAGAAAGGAGAACCATGAATCATGAAGGTTATCAGGATCCGACAGCAGAAAGGGCGTTGCGCAGACACAACCAGATGCCCTACCATATGCGCAGGGCACTGACCGATCTGCAAGACATAGCAAGTTTGTTTGGATTTGATATCATAACAATCAAGGACAGGCGGACGGGGAGGAAGTATAGAGTTGAAGAGAAGACCGATCAATAAAGATAAATATGGAATCAGCAAACACAGGTATCTGGAGGTCATACATCATTGCTTACAATATCCGGAATGGCGGGAAGAACTTGAAAATATGACAGATACTGTGAAAGCAATACAATATGGACAAGAAGGAAAGGGGAGTCCAAGCCAGGCGTCAGCTACAGAATGCCTGGCTATCAAACGTGCGGAGCTACAGGAAAAATGTGAACGAATCGAGCAGACAGCAATAGAGGCGGATGCAGATATCTATCAGTGGTTATTAGAAGGGGTTACCACAGATTATGCGACTTACATATACCTTCGGGATGCCAAAGGGCTCCCGTGCGGGAATCAGAAATATTACAGAGCAAGGAGGAAATTTTACTGGTTGATGTCAAAAAAAATATAAAACACACAAAACATCACCACTCACGGCACATAAAAGTGTGTTATTATGATATTGTCCGAAAATTGAAAAGGACATACTCACCCTGAAGGTGGCAGCAGATGGTGCTGGGAATAGATCCCAACACCAACTTTGTCTACAGTCTGAGGTGGCAGCAGATGATGCTGCCACCTTTTTACGTGAAAATAAAAGATAAAACGAGATTGTTGAAAGATAAAAAACAAAAACGAAATGAATGAGGGGTGGTGAGGCGTGGCAAGAGCACCCGATCAGAGGGCTATTGAAGCGAAAGAATTATATGACAAAGGGCTGAAATTAATTGAGATTGCTAAGGAACTGGATGTTCCGGTTGGGACAGTCCGGAGCTGGAAGAACAGACAGTGCTGGGATAATGCAACGTTGCAAAAGAAAAAACGCAACGTTGCGAAAAAAAGAGGCGGTCAGCCGGGAAACAAAAATGCCAAAGGGCATGGCGGGACAGGGCCGCCGGGAAACAAGAATGCAGTTAAGACAGGAGAGTTCGAAACTCTCTTTTTTGATACCCTGAATCCGGAAGAACTGCAGCTGGCCGAGACGATTGGATTCGACAAAGAGCAACTGCTCCTACAGGAAATACAGCTACTTACGGTTCGTGAATACCGCATGTTGCACCGAATAGAAGCATTGAAAAATGCTGAAACACAGCAAAACGAGGATGAGAAGCCGCCGCCGGGAATGTTGGTAGTAAAATACACCGATGGACTGGAAAAAGGAGAATGTACAGAACTAAAAGAATATGCCGGAATACTTGGCCAGATCCAGCAGATAGAAGATGCACTCACGAGGGTACAGGCCAAGAAACAGAAGGCAATCGAAGCTATCCATAAGTTTGGCTACGATGATGCCAAGTTAGAACTTGCTACGATGCAGTTAGAACTCCAGATCATGAAACAGGATGGAGGATCGCATGAAACAGCGGACGACGGATTCATGGATGCCATGAACGCTACAGCTTCAGAAGTTTGGGGTGATCAGGATGTATGAAAAGATCACAAATCTGAAGAAAAAGATCCAGGCTATGAAGAAAAGCCGTCTGCAGACAGTATATAATCAGATATTCAAGTTCAAACCGTTCTCAAAAAAGCAGAAACAGGTACTGACATGGTGGTGTGCGACGTCGCCCGTAAAAGATTACGATGGGATTATAGCAGATGGAGCTATCCGATCGGGAAAGACAGTGTGTATGTCGCTATCCTACGTGATGTGGGCGATGGAAACGTTCAACGGACAGAATTTCGCCATGTGCGGGAAAACCATCGGATCATTTCGAAGAAACGTACTGTTTTGGTTAAAACTCATGCTAAAGGCAAGAGGCTACGGTGTGGTAGACCACAGAGCCGACAACCTGATAGTGATCACAAGAGGAAAAACGACTAATAACTTCTACATATTCGGTGGAAGGGACGAAAGCTCCCAGGATCTGATACAGGGAATCACACTGGCAGGAGTCTTCTTTGATGAAGTGGCGCTTATGCCGGAAAGTTTCGTGAATCAGGCTACCGGCCGATGTTCGGTAGATGGATCGAAGTTCTGGTTTAACTGCAACCCTTCCGGACCTTACCATTGGTTTAAAGTCAATTGGATAGACCGAGCTGTTGGATACATTGGAAAAGAAAGGGCAGCAGAGCTAAGGGCGAAAGATGAATCGGTCAAGAATATCCTATACGTACATTTTGTTATGGATGATAACCTGAGCCTCAGCGATGAGATCAAAGAAAGATACCGGAATACATACAGAGGGGTATTCTACAAACGTTACATTCTCGGCTTGTGGGCGATGGCAGAAGGTGTTATTTATGACATGTTCGACAACGAAAAACATGTGGAAGATCCGAATGAATTCCAAACAAAGCTGATAAGTAGCAATAGATATGTTAGTAGCGATTATGGAACACAGAATGCCACAGTTTTCCTGCTGTGGAACAAAGGAACAGATGGTGTCTGGTACTGTACTAGAGAATACTATTACTCTGGACGAGACAAAGGAAGGCAAAAGACAGATGCAGAATATGCAAACGATTTGGAAAGCTGGCTAGATGGAACAGAGATCAAAGCTATTATCGTCGATCCGGCAGCAGCTTCATTTATTGCCGAGCTGAGAAAAAGAGGATTTAGAGTAATAAAAGCAAAGAACGATGTAGAAGATGGTATCAGACTGGTGTCCACAAAGCTGAATTTGATTAAAATTATCTTTTCCAATGTTTGTCAAAACACGATCAAAGAGTTTGCATCTTACATTTGGGATGCAAAAGCCGCTGAACGAGGGGAAGATAAGCCGATAAAACAATATGATCATGCAATGGACGCAGTAAGATACTTCGTCTATACAATCTTTGGGGATAAACCTCGTTTAAATAGAAACCTGAAAGGAGGACTATAAAGTGCTATTTCGATTACCGTCAGAGGAAGATCTGACAGATAACAAACTGAATGAATTCATAGCAAAACATAATGCAGAGTGCGCCTTTCGGTTCAAACATCTGAAAGATGCGTATGAAACAGACTACCAGATTTTTCACCAGAAGCCGAAGCCGGATTATAAACCAGACAATCGTATTGCTGTGAACTTCGCAAAATATATGGTGGATACATTTAACGGATATTTTATCGGGAATCCAATTAAGATATCTGTGGATGGTGATGCTGCAGGCAACATCAAAAAATATGTGGAACTCCTGGATCAGTACAATGATCAGGATGATAATAATGCGGAGCTGTCGAAGATCTGTTGCATTTACGGCAAAGGATACGAGATGTATTACGTGGATGAACTGGGAAATATCGGGATTACATATCAGACACCGTTCGATGCGTTTATGATCTACGATGATTCGGTGCTGTGCAGGGAACGGTATTTCGTTCGACTGTACATAGATTCGAATGATGTACTGCATGGCAGTGTATCAGATGACACCAAGGTACGGTGGTTTACCCAGAAGGGAAAGCTTGTCTGGGAGGAAGAGGAAAAGATACATGGATTTGACGGAGTGCCGGCTACGGAGTATGTGGAGAACAAGGAGCGCACATGCATCTTTGAACCGGCAATCTCGATGATTGATGCTTATAACAAGGCAATCAGTGAAAAAGCGAATGACGTAGATTATTTTGCAGACGCATACATGAAAGTACTTGGAAGTAAATTGGAAGATGAAGATTTGGAGCATATCCGTGATAACAGAATCATTAATCTGGAAGGAGACGCTGATACTGTTATAGTTGACTTCCTGCAGAAACCAAACGGAGATACCACACAGGAGAACTTGATTGATCGTCTGGAGAAATTAATATTCCAGATCGGCATGGTTGCGAATATCTCAGATGAGAATTTCGGTACAAGCTCTGGCATTGCCATGAAGTATAAACTACAGGGAATGAGTAATCTGGCCAAGACAAAAGAACGAAAGTTTACATCTGGAATGAACCGGCGGTACAAGCTGATCTTTTCGAATCCGGTATCCGGAATGAAAGAAGATGACTGGGTGAAGCTGCATTACCATTTCACACCGAATATTCCATCGAATGTACTGGAAGAGAGCCAGATTGCTGGCAACTTGGATGGAATCGTATCACAGGAGACACAGCTTGGCGTACTGTCTGTCGTGGATAATGTGCAGAATGAGATGGAAAAAATCGAGAGCGAACAGGAAAAAGCCAAGACAGATCCTGTTATGATGCAGATGTTCGGAGGTGCAGGTGATGGCAAGCCAGGAGTACTGGAAGAACCGGGAAACGGAAGCAAAGAAACATAATATCATAGACGAAGAAGAGTATAACCGCCAGATTCAGGAAATCTATCAATCCATGATAGATGAAATCACAAAGGAAATAAATGGGTTCTATGCCAGATATGCCAAAAAAGAAGGCATTACGATGGCAGAAGCCAAAAAGCGCGCAGATAAGCTTGACATCGATGCCTATGCCAGAAAGGCAAAGAAGTACGTGGCAAAGAAAGATTTCTCGGATGAAGCGAATGAAGAGATGCGGATCTACAACCTGACTATGAAAGTGAATCGGCTAGAGCTCCTGAAGGCGAACATTGGCCTGGAGATGGTATCAGGCTTTGATGATCTTCAAAAGTATTTCGATAAGAAACTGACAAAGAGAACACTGGATGAATTCCGGAGGCAGGCGGGGATCCTTGGAAAGAGTATTATGAAAAACGAAAAGTATGCTCATGCAATTGTGAATGCATCGTTCAAAAATGCCACATATTCAGACCGTATTTGGATGTACCATGGTATGCTCAAAGCAGAGTTGGAAGGACTGCTTGCATCTGGACTGATTAAAGGAGAGAATCCGCGTAAACTCGCTAGACATCTAACGAAGCGTTTTGGAGTATCAGCCTATAATGCTGAACGACTCATGGTAACAGAGCTTGCAAGAGTGCAGACAGAGGCTCAGAAGCAGTCTTTTATCCGTAACGGCTTTGATGAGTATGTGTATGTTGCATGCACAAAAGGCGATGTATGTCCGATTTGCAAAGGACTGGACGATAAGCATTTCAAGGTAGATGATATGATGCCGGGAGAGAATGCTCCACCAATGCATCCGAACTGTCATTGCAGCACAGCCGCATATATGGATAATGAGGCTTATGAGGAGTGGATAAACAGCTATCAGGAACATGGATTGAATTTCGAAGATTGGAAAGCTTCCAAAGAAAGTGAAGAGCTGAGAAAACGAAGAAAAGAAAGAATGGCGCAAAGACTTGCCGAAAAAGCTGAAGCAATCAACAAAAACGGTCAAGCTGTTCAATTTGATTGGAAGGGAAATCCGCACAAAGAGCAAGAACAGATTATAACCAGATTGACAAAAGAGTACAATACGAGACTTCAACATGTTACTGTAGGAGCTAAAAAAGCAGCAGGAACTGTCGACATGTCAGGTGCTACGATGAATTTGTCAGCTAAAGATATCAGGACAGCGGTACATGAATTTGCACATACAATGGCAAACTCTGCAGCAGATAAGTATGGACTTACAAATGACGGGGAGTTTTGGAAGGAAATCAAGAAAATTCGCCGGGCATATAAAAAAGATGTTGATGCAAAACAAGATACATCCAGATGGATTAGTGGATATGAGCATGGAAGTAGTTCTATTGATGAATTTTTTGCAGAAGCGTTTACACAAGCGAAGCTGAAAGAAATGGGAATAAAGTTGCCGTCTGAATATGGTTCGGATTTCACATATTCAAAGAAGGTGCTTACAACTGTAGATAAATATTTTAAAAAGTCCAATATTAAAATCAATAAGACACCTGTAAAGACCGTTGCAAAAGGCAAGGGAAATGATATAATAAATTCAGGAGCTGTAAAAGGAGCTCTTACGGATAAGAACGATCCGCTATATGTTAAAAGAGATGCCCACGCTATTAAGTATTATGAATCTGTGAGACGCAGTAAAAAGAGTAATATAGTTAAGTCTATTGCAAATAATACAGGAATATCGGAAAAGAGCATTAACAAGGTATATGATCATGTATTTATAAATGATCATGAGTTATATGGCGGAAAGAGAAGATTTGATCCCGACTATGATATGGCAGAATCATTCAGAAGATTGCGGGAAGGCAAGAATATCCAAAAGCATGATTTGATAATGCTGAAGCATGAACGGTTAGAGTATGAACTGATGAAGAAAGAGCATTTGAGTTATCAAGAGGCGCATCGGTTGGCAGAGAAAAAATATAATTATCAAAAAGCTTTAATGGAGTTTAAAAAGAAAAATAATTTGTAGAAGGGAAGTGGACAGATGCTGAGACTTGAATTAATTGAAGTTACAGAAGTGGATGTAAAGTACAGATATTATCCAGAAGATTCAAAAAAATATGGTATTGTTATTTTTAGAAAAACAACAAGGGAAAGAGATATTGAAGAAAAAGCGGATGGATATAGTACAAGCTATGCAGCACATGCGTTGAGACGTCTGGAAGAATACTGTGAAAAGAACACTTTCCCGGAAAAAGATATAGTTGCTTGGTGTTAAGTAATGTGGTATGGAAAAATGACACAAGAGTTGGAAAAGCTATATGACGATTACTACAAAATGTTCGGTCGTACTCCTGATGGATATATGGAGCTGGAATACGGAGAAAGCTCATATAAAGCATATGTGAGAGATATTAAAAAATCATTAAAGCTGAAAAAAGAATTGCCAGAGTTTGTAGAATAAGTGTAAATTACTTCAAGAGTAAGGAAGTGAGATAAATGGCTCAAAATGATTATTTTGTGATTGTATACCGAGTTTTAAAGTACCTTTACGATTGCCTGAAAAAGGGCGAAAAACCAGAAGCTGAGTATTTAGTTGCATCGACGTACAATATTCCAGAAAATTATTGGATATACATTCTTTTAAGCTTGATTAACGAAGAGTATATTAAAGGGATTAGGGTTAATCATACAAAAGACGGAGTAATTTTTGGTGATTTGCAAGAAGCTATTATCACTCCAAAGGGAATAGAGTATTTATTTGAAAATTCATTGATTGAGAAAGCCAAGAAAACATTGAAAGATGTAAAAGATATGATACCATTTATTTAGAAAAGCCACTGATCATAATGATTGGTGGTATTTTTATACTCATTTTAGCACAAGGAGGTGACAGGATTGCAAGATATGAATGTTAGTATTATGGGGACATGTTACGATATTCGTTTTGTAGACGAGTATCCGGAGCGATTGAAAGGCGTGGGAGAATATGCAGATGGTTTGTTTAATCGATGTAATAGAGAAATTTATATTTTAAAAAACAAGGATAAAGATTTTACGGATAAAGGAAGAAAACGACATATGAACCGTGTGCTGAGACATGAAATTATACATGCATATTTGGAAGAGAGCGGCTTATCTGCAAACTCGAATATGATATCCGCTTGGGCGCAAAATGAAGAAATGGTGGATTGGTTAGCAATTCAATCATCGAAAATCTTTGCCACATTTCAGGAGGTGGGATGCCTTGATTGAAGTAACTGTCCGCAAGGATGAAATAAAGATATCCGGACATGCAAATTATGCTGTTTCCGGATCAGATATCGTCTGTGCCGGTGTAACAGCACTTGCACTGACACTGATCAAGTCCATAAAGGATCTGACAGACGATAAAATTGAATATGAGATATCTCCCGGAAGGGTGGATATAAAGTATGGGAATCTATCGGAGAAGTCAAAAACTCTGGTGGATTCCTTTTTCATTGGCATCTGCATGATTGCCGAGGAGTTTCCGGAGTATGTCCGGATCATGTAACTTAATGTGACCGGGATGTCGTTAAACTACACATTCAAGATGCAACGACCTGGGCTTAAATGAATGGGGCGGGGCGGAAAGGATAGATAAGATGAAACACATGAATAATCACTGGAGAATTCCAATGAGTAACCTGCAGTTATTTACAGAGCCTGGAGGAGACGGCGGTGGATCCGGAGAAGGAGACGGTGCTGGAGCTGGGGGAAATCCTGGAAATAGCGGTAACACAACAATGTCATTTGATGAGTTTTTGGCACTGGAAGGCAATCAGTCAGAGTTCGACCGGCGTGTCCAGAAGGCAGTTAATACGGCTGTGACAAATGCACAGACCAAATGGAAGACGCTGACGGATGACAAGGTATCAGAAGCGGAAAAGCTCGCTCAGATGACCAACGAGGAAAAAGCAAACTACAGGGCGAAGAAAGCGGAGGATGCTCTAAAAGAAATGCAGCGCCAGAATGCCAGATCGGACATGGCGAAAGAAGCTCGCAAGATGCTGGCAGATGAGGATATCAACATTCCAGATGAACTGGTTATGAATCTTGTAGCAGAAGATGCAGATGGAACCAAGGCGGCAGTGGAAACCTTTTCTACTATGTACAAAGAAGCTGTCCAGAAAGCAGTGAAAGATGCCTTAAAGGGAAAACCTCCAAAAGCCGGTAACGGTGGAGATAAACCATCAATGACAAAAGAACAGATCTTAGCAGTGAAGAATCCGTCGGAAAGACAGAAACTGATTGCTGAGAATATTACATTATTTCAGTAAGAAAGGAAGTATGAAACATGCATGATATTAGAAGATTAGGTCTGCAGGTATTTGCAGCACCGAATAACCTGACAGGAGAAGTGCAGGTCCAGGTAAAAGCCAGAGAGATTGACTTTGTCACATCCTTTGGTAAGAACCTGCAGGCACTGTTAGATATTTTGGGAATTACCAGAATGATCAGGAAGGAAAACAATTCGGTATTAAAGACCAAAACGGTAAAAGGTGAACTGCAGTCAGGAGATGTTGGAGAAGGCGAAGAAATCCCGATGTCCAGATACACAGTAGAAGAAAAGCCTTTTGATACGATCAAGATTGAAAAATATCGTAAAGGCGTATCTCTTGAAGCCATTTCGGAAAAAGGTTATGAGGCGGCAGTACAGGATACGGATGATGAGTTCAAGTCCGATCTGCAGAATGTAGTGACTGATAAATTCTACGCACAGTTAAAAGCCGGATCTCTTACAGGACACGAAACAACTTGGCAGATGGCTGTTGCAATGGCGATCGGAAAGGTTGTGGCTAAGTTCCAGAAGATGAAGAGAACGGCAACCGGAGTAGCTGTTTGGGTAAACACTCTGGATGTGTACAAGTATCTCGGTGCAGCAGATATTACACTGCAGACAGCATTCGGCTTCAAGTATCTGACAAATTTCCTTGGAGCGGATGTGGTATTTGTTACTTCTGAGATCCCGCAGAATATTGTAATTGCAACACCGCTCAACAACATGATTGCATATTATGTTGATCCGGGAGATTCAGAGTTTGCCAAAGCTGGACTTGGATTTACAACGGATTCAGAGACAGGATTTATTGGCTTCCACTCAGAAGGAACATACAGCCGTATGATTTCCGATAACTACGCAATCATGGGCTTACGCCTGTTCTGTGAGTATCTGGATGCGATTGCTTACATCTCCGTAGGAGAATCTGATACACAGACATTAGGAACGTTAAACGTAACGTCAGAGGCTGGATCAGAGGCAGGAACCACAAAGCTGACAGTGAAAGAGCAGTTAATGTCAATGAGAAACTGCTGGAAGTACAAAGATGCTGCAGCTACAACAGCAGTAACTTACGGTATGGATGTTAAGAACTGGTCTAAGTGGGACGGTGAATCAGAGATTGCTTCGACAGCAACTCACCATATCACACTGGTTGAGTGTGATCAGAACTACAAAGCTGTTCGTTCCGGTGATGTGACTGTAACGGTTAATCCGGGAGCATAGGAGGTAAAAAAGTATGTATAAGGTAATCAAGCATTTTATTGATCTCCATGATAACGATCATTCCTATAACGAGGGAGATATCTTCCCTCGTGAAGGAGTAGATGTCAGCAAAGAAAGAATCGAGGAGCTGGCCGGCAGTAACAACAAACAGCACACTCCGCTGATCGAACTGTTAGAAGAGGATCAGGATAATGTGACCGATACAGATGTCGATGAAAAACCACCAGAAGCCGGAAAGAAGGAACCCGAAAATAAAGAGCCGGCAGAATAGGAGGAGCGTATGATTGAAGATCTGAAAGCCTTGTTGGGACTGCCGGAAGAAATAGACGAAGCCTTGGAAAATAAATTACTGCTGATTTTAAAGGCCACCAAACAAAGACTGCGCTTTCTTCTCGGGGGATTGGAGCCTCCGGAAGAGATGAATTATATCATCCTGGATGTGTCAATCATACGATTCAACAGAATCGGTTCAGAAGGACTTTCCTCTCACAGTGTTGAGGGGGAAAGTCTTTCTTGGTCGGAGAATGATTTTGCGGGATATATGGATGACATCCGGGCATATCTGGATGATCAGAAAGAATCAAAGAAAGGTAAGGTGAGATTCCTATGAGATATGACACACCAATATACTTCCAGAAACTCACCCCTGGAGAGTATGATCCGGCTACCGGTAATTACGGGGAAGACACGATATCGGAAGATATGAAGTCTGCCTCAGTCATGGATACCGGTACGAATACGATGATGCTTGTCTATTCCGGGATTAAGGAAGGCAGCCTTACCATTCACCTACAGAATCATTATGACCGGCCATTTGACAGGATTCGCGTAGGGAATAAAACATACGGTGTAGATTTCAGCAGGAAGCTCCGGACGAAGCAGGTATATGTTGTGTCGGAGGTGGTGTGATGGGAGTAAAGCTGATAGGCTTTGAAAAGTTGGATGCTAAACTGACTAAAAATATGGATTTATCGAAAGTAAAAGCAACTGTGAAAAAAAACGGCGCACAGTTGCAGAAAACGGCACAAAAGAATGCACCAATTGATACAGGAAATTTGAGACAAAAAATTACTTTGGAAATTACAGATGGTGGGAAAACGGCAGAAGTCGAGTCAACAGCAGAGTATGGGGCGTATGTAGAATTGGGTACAAGATTTATGAAGGCTCAACCATATTTAAAGCCTGCATTTGAAGAACAGAAGGAAAAATTTAAGGCAGATATGAAGGAACTTGTGAGGTGATAAGATGGATCCGCAGCAGGAATTGTTCAGTACTGTTTTGATGGCATTGAAAGAAAAATATAAGGATACGGGAGTTGGTGTGTATGACACGGTTTTACCGCCGGAGGACACACCATATCCTTTTGTTTACCTGGCGGATTGCTCCGAGAGTGATCAGGCTACAAAAAATGAGATTATCGGCGAGACTAATCTGACGTTGAAAGTCTGGCACGATAATATACGGCAGAGAGGAACGGTATCAGGTATCTTAGCAGATATCAAAAACATCTGCAGATCTATCGAACATACAGCGCACTATGCCTGGAATATGCAGAGACCGACACAGAGAATCCTGCCGGATAATACAACGAAACAGCCGCTTCTTATGGGAATCCTAGAAGTGGCATTTAAATTTAGTTAGGAGATGACAATAGTGAAGAACAGAAAGTTATTTGGATTGCAGTTATTTGCAGAAGCAGTAGCAGGAAAAAAGATCGTATATCTGTACCGTATCCTGAGTACAGAGAAAGATCATGATGCAACAGCACTTGCATTTACGACAGAAAATGAACGTACAAAGTCGAAGGACGCTGATTCGACAGTGACAAAAGACGGCACAGTACGTACACCGGGAGCAGCAGAAGGAGAAATCACAGCATCAAGCCTTTTAAAAAAAGGAGATAAGTTCATCGATGAGCTGGAAGCAGCACTCGATGATGACGAAAAGATGGAGATCTGGGAAGTAAACTTAGCAGAGCCGCAGGCGAGCTCGACTGATAAATTTAAGGCAAAATACTTCCAGGGATATCTTACGGAAATTGATAAGACATCCAATGCAGAGGATAATGTCGAGTTATCGTTGACATTTGGACTGGAAGGAAAAGGTGTAGATGGCTATGCAACGGTTACTGCAGAACAGCAGGAAGTAGCAGCATATGTATTTGCAGACACTCAGAAGACAGGAGCTTAAGAGGGCGAGAAGAATCGTCCTCTTTTTTTGATGTGCGACATCGCGCGGAAGGGAGATAAAACAATATGATGGAACTTACAATCAATGGAACAGTATATCAGTTTAAATTCGGAATGGGATTCTTAAGAGAAGCAAATAAGCTTACCGTAGTTCCGGTTCAGGGAATGCCGGGAACCACAAAAGAAATAGGAGCAAGGTATCTGATCGCTAGTGTTGTGGTTGATCAGGAACCGAACGCGCTGGTAGATCTGTTAGATTTGGCAAATAAGGGAGAGAATCCAAGAGTAACAAAGGCAATGTTAGATTCTTACATTGATTCGGAAGAGGTAGACATCGATGAACTCATGGAGAAAACAAAAGATTTTTTATCGAAAGCAAATGCTACCAAGAAAGCAGTGAAAGAGATTTTGAAAGAGTACGAAGAACAGATGGCGAAGAAGAAGGCTCAGGAGCTGTAGAAGAAGACCTATATAAGACCGTAGCAAGGAATTGCTTCCGGTATTTTGGCTTCACGTCATTTAAACAGGTGGATCAGCTGACATTGGCAGAATATGAACTTATGATGGAGGCTTTAGAGCTTCGGATGCTTGACGAGAGTTTACATGAACATCGGCAGGCATTTTTGAATTTTGCGGTAAAGGCAGAAAAGAAAGCCGGCAAAGGCAAGACCAAACCAGTTTACAAGAGATTCCGGCAGTTCTTTGATTTCGATAAAGAATTGAAAAAAATGAAGAATCGAAGGAAACCATCCAGATTCGCCGGAATAAGCAAACTGCTGGATAGAGAGGAGTGAGAACATGGCAGAATCGTATAGTGTAAAAGCAATATTATCAGCGCAGGACAAAAACTTTTCATCCATTATGAGATCATGCCAGGGATATGCAAATAATCTGAAAACCACTCTCACCGGCGGTCTTGGATTTGGTGCAATGGCTGCAATCGGTGGAAAGGCGATGTCGCTGGTGACAAATTCAGTCAGTGATTTGTCGAAAGAGACGATAGAAACATCGGATTCCATGTATAAGTTGCAGGCAGCTATGAGATTTTCCGGGTATTCCGAAGCGGAAATACAGAGAATAGCCGGAGCAACAGGTACATTAAAAACGTATGCGGATAAAACAGTATTCTCCCTGCAGGATGTTATGAGTACATTCGGCGCATTTTCGGCAAATGGAATCAAAGACGCAGACAAGTTGACGGAAGCAGTCGGTAATGCAGTTGCTGTATTTGGTGGAGGTGCAAAGGAATATTCCTCGGTAGCACTTGCGTTTTCGCAGGCAATGGCGGCAGGAGCTTTGCATGCGCAGGATTGGAATCAGATCATTAATGCCAGTCCGCAGCTTGCTGGAGGCTTACGGAAAGAGTTAATTAAGCTGAATCCAACATTAGGGAACGACTTCAAAGGAGCAATGGAAGAGGGCGCAATTACTGCGGACATGCTCGGACAGGCTATCAATAACATTGGTATGACTGACATGGCGAAAGAAGCAGCCACATCCGTAACCACATTTGAAGGCGCTATGAGTAACTTGGAAGCATCTGCAGTAAGCGGAATGATGAAGCTTTATGATACTTTCGCAAAGCCTAAAGTGATTGATGCAATCAATGGGATGACCGGTAAGGTGGAGGCGGGATTTGACAAATTGTCCGTTGGAATTCCAAAAGCAATCGAACTTATATCTCCATACTGGAACGTGCTGAAAACAGATGCAAAAGAGGTAGGGACAGCCTTTGGAGAGGCAGCTGGTGCGATTATTGACGAAGTACAGGAACTTACCGGAGCCTTTGGAAAAAAGGAAAGTGTGGATAATTTCTCTGAAAGCATGGGAACAGCAACAGGTGCATTGACTACATTTGCGGATTTTCTAAAAGATCATGATAAAGAAGTGGCAAAAGCAATTACGCTGTTACCGAAATTATATGTTGCTTTTAAAGGCTTTAAAATAGTCAGTGCAGTTGCCCCTGGTGTCAAAACTTTTGCGGGCGCAATTGTAAGCATGACAGGAAAAGGAATAGCGACACTGGCAGGTAAGTTATTTGGCGTAGCAGCGGGTGAAAAAGCGGTAGGCACTGCAAGTAAAGAATCATCAGGAACTATCCTAGAATCAGCAAAAGCCTTTGTAGCAATTGGCGCAGGAGTAGCATTGATTGCGGCAGGATTTTCCCTTTTGGCATATTCAGCCGTGCAAATCGCACAAGCCGGACCACTGGCAGCAGGAGTATTGATCGGCATGACAGGAGCAGTGGCAGGATTAATGGTCGTTGCCAAAAATGTGGCGCCGGCTATGACGGCCGGAGCAACAGGATTCATTGCCTTTGGTGCAGCTGTCCTGATTGCAGCAGCGGGGATTGCTGTATTATCACTGGCGGCTGTTAATCTGGCGAATGCGGGACCGCTTGCTATAGGATGCATGGTTGGTATGGTTGCGGCAATTGCCGGACTTGCCCTTGGCGCAGCAGCACTTGGACCGGCATTGACAGCCGGAGCAGTAGGTCTCATTGCCTTTGGTGTAGCTATCTTACTGGTTTCAACCGGAGCACTGCTGGCGAGTGTTGGGCTTGCCATAGTAGCAGGTGTGCTTCCGACCATTGTGCAGTACGGAATTCAGGGAGCGGCTTGCATCGCAACCCTCGGAGCAGGCATGATCGTGTTTGGTGCTGGTGCTGCGGTAGCCGGTGCAGGGTGCATTGTTCTTGGCGCCGGACTTGTAGTGGTAGGTGCAGGACTTGTATTAGTTGGCGCAGCTGTCCTGATAGCGGCAGCGGGTGTGTTGCTTCTGGCAGCAGGCACACTGGCCCTTGGTGCCGGTCTTACAGTAGCTGGGGCAGGACTTCTGTTGATGGGAGCTGCATTCCCTGCCGTATCATCCGGAGCTTTAGCAACAGTAGGAGCACTGACAGCCTTAACAGCATTATCATTAGGTCTTGCGGCCGGAATGGGAACATCGGCTGTTGTAGTGGTTGCGTTTGGAGCAGCTATGGCAGGTGGCGCAGTTGGCACCCTTGCAATGGTGGTAGCATTAAAGTCTGTCAATTCAAGCATGAAATCCATAGCCGGTAATGCCAAAAGCGCTCAAAGCTCGCTCACGAGTATGCGAGCCAGTGTAAATGTGGTAAATTCCGGACTGGATGCGTTGGGAAGTAGAGCAAAGTCAGCAGTTAATACATTGGTAAGACAATTTTCAAACGCAGAAGGAAAAGCAAGGAGCTCCGGGAATGCTGTTGGAAACAACTTCAATAACGGAGTCCGCAATGGAATGAACCGGGCAGTATCCACAGCAAGATCCATGTCTGCATCCACGGTAGTGGCAATGCGATCAGCCGGATCTGGTTCATACAGCTGTGGTGTGTATATAGGCGCTGGTCTTGCAAATGGTATGGCGAGTCAGGTCGGACGTGTAAGATCTGTCGCAGCGCAGTTGGCAGCTGCAGCAGAGGCGGCAATTGTAGCAAAAGCTAAGATTGGAAGTCCGTCCAAGGTTACTCATAAACTGGGCGGCTATTTCGGTGAAGGATGGGTAAATGGAATTTCTGATAGGGTCACAGATGCGAAAAAGGCAGCATGGAAACTGGTAGACATTCCGGATTTAGTTCCTGTTCCGGAAATTGGAGCTGGATTAAGAATCGGCATCGAAGATCTGAATGATGATTATGACTACACCAGAAACGAAACCTATACCATTTACGTCCCTGTTGAAGTAGACGGCAGGCAGGTGGCGAAGGCAACAGCGAAATACACCAAAGAAGAAATTGAACAGCAGCAGAAAAGAGATCTAAGGAAGAAAGGCGTGAGATAAGGAGGGCGGATATGTATAAATTTGTGGACACTACAGAGAGACAGGAAGAGCAGATACTGCCTTCCGAAGCTCTCAACTTTAACGGAGTCTATTTTGAAAATGTAATTCCCGGATATCGGACACTGTATGTGTCCGGCCGGGAAATGATCGAAACAGAAATAACAGATCTATCTACAGAGATCATGGACGGATCCAGATATCGGAGAAAACGATATAAGCCAAGGACCATCACTGTCGGGTACCAACTGATTGCCAAGAGCAACGCAGAATTCCGGAATGCGTATAACAAATTGAATTCATTACTTGATGTGGCAGAAGCGAAGCTGATCTTCTTGGATGAACCGGATAAGTATTATGTCGGAACAAAGGTGAATGCCGGTGATGTGCCGCATGGCAGGAATGCGATTACTGCAGAAATTGAGTTCTATTGTGCAGATCCGTTTAAGTATTCCGTGGAAGAGTACGAGGTTATACCGACTGCAGATGATGGAACAACATTTGTTGTTGATTACAAGGGAACTTATAAAGCATACCCAACATTTGGAGCGGTAATGGAAAATGGAGAGAATGGATTTGTCGGATTCGTTGATCAGGATAAACATATTTTACAGTTCGGAAACATCGAAGAGGAAGATGGGGAGACGTACAAAGAAAATGAGACATTGGCTACGCTTCAGGACTTTTTCAATGCACCGGATGATACATCTGGAACGGATTTTATGCATCCTTTCTACGGAGCAAAAGGATCCCTCGGAACATCAACATGGTTTAATACCAAGTTCCTCTCTTTGAAGTCTGCAGGGCAACAGGTTGGTCGCGCAAACGGTGGACTCAGAACCATCATTCTTCCGGCGGACTCAACCGGTGATCAGGAAGGGTGTCAGAACTTTTATTCTTATTTCCATATCCTGTTTTATGCCGGATTGATGGGACAGACCGGAGAAATGTGTATTAACTATCTGACAGCGGACGATAAGCTTATTGCCGGTGTGAACTGGTATAAATCGGATATGAGCGGAAATACAGGACATTATGATCTAGTCTGCTACAATCCGAACAAGAAGAGTACCGATCAGCAGGCGGGACGTGTGCTGAAAACGTACACTTATATGACAAGTCATCTGCGGAAGCAAAATCCGTGGTACTGGAACTGGGGACATTGTGATCTTAGAAAAGAAGGCAGTAAACTTACATTTTTCTATAATGGCAGTTATCCGAGCTTCAATATTCCGGAAATAGCGGATATGAAATGTGCCAAGATTCAGATTGCGATTAAGCAGAGAGGAACAAGATCAGGGAATAAGTATCTTACATACAACGGGATCAATGCTTTTTATTTTCAGAAGTTACATGTAGAAAAATGGAGAGATGTACCGAATAAATTTGCGCAGGACTGCAGTTTGATTGCAAATTGTATAGATGGATCGGTACGGATGAACGGTCTTCCAAAGCCGGATTTAGGTGCTCTTGGAAATGACTGGGAAACATTTTGCCTGAAGCCGGGAGTTAATCAGGTCCAATGCTTATATTCCAGCTGGGCGAAGAAACCGACGTTTAAAATGAAGTACAGGGAGGTGTTCTTGTGATCATATATTTTGCTGACAGGGCAATGAATATTCTGGGATCAGCGTCTACCGGATTGCCGAAGGGGCTGATGATCACAGATGATAAAAAAACAGAAGAAATATCCGAAGGTGTGGCAACCTTTGAATGTAATCTGGATTACGATTTTGTGAATTCGGATGAAGAGCAGGAAGTGGATGTGAAGAAGCTTGCTGCAGCCGGAAATTTCATCTTAAAGCAGAGTGCGGACAGCAGTGAAGTGGAAGTATATACGATTATTGATTCGACGATAGATCCGATTCAAAAGGATGCATCCATCTATGCTGAAGATGCGGGACTGGATCTGTTAAATGAAGTGGTCGGAAAATATGCTGCAGATAAAGCTTATAACATTGCCTATTACATTAATAAATTTGCATATGATTCCGGATTCGAAATCGGGATCAACGAAGTAAGCAATCTTACAAGAAAGTTATCCTGGGACGGTGAAACTACAGCTACGGAAAGGCTATTGAGCGTAGCTACACAGTTTGATAATGCTGAGATTGAATTCAGCTTCAAAGTCGAGAATATGGCTGTGACTGGAAAATACATCAATGTGTATAAGAAGAGGGGAAATGATTCAGGTGTAACTTTGACCATTGGCAAAGAGGTTAGTGGATTTCGAATCAAGAGTTCTATCGCAGATCTTGCAACAGCATACCGCTGTACCGGCGGAACACCGGAAGGATCAGAAAATCCGATTACATTAAATGGTTATAAGTACGATGATGGAGATTTTTATGTAGAAGGATCCTATGTGAAATCCCGGAAAGCACTGGAAAAGTGGAGCCGGTATCAGATTAAGACAGAAAAGAATAAGAATGATGTTGGGCATATCGTAAAATCCTTTACATACGATACGACATCGAAATCTGAATTGTGCAATCGAGCCGTATCCAGTCTTAAGAAGATCTGTGATGAAGCTGTTACCTATGAGGTAGAGTTGTTATATCTTCCAGATGGGGTGAAGGTAGGTGACACGGTATCCATTGTTGACGATGACGATAATATATATCTTACTGCAAGACTGTTGAAATTAGAGATGTCAGAATCGAACGATACAAAAGAAGCAGAGCTAGGGGATTATGTAAGACAGGGAAGCGGTATTGATGCAAAAGTTATGGAGTTGGCAGAGCGATTTGAGAAGATCGCTAAGAATCGTAATTTTTATACATGGACAGCCTTTGCAGATGATGAAAATGGAACGGGAATTTCGGCCAATGCTTACGGAAAAGACTATCTTGGAATCGCTACGAACCGGCTTGCGAAAGAAGCTGATCTTTCCGATCCGACGCAGTACACATGGGTAAAGATAAAAGGTGAGCAGGGCATTCCGGGAACAGCGGGTAAAGATGGTAAAACAACATATTTCCATATGAAATATTCGGCGGTACCGAACCCGACATCATACAGTGACATGACGGAAACACCAAACAAATATATTGGAACTTATGCAGATTATGAACTGGATGACAGTACAGATCCATCGAAATATACGTGGGGAAAATTCCAAGGCGACAACGGCGAAGATGGTGCAGATGGAATTCCAGGGAAAAATGGAGAGAACGGCGAGACGAGTTATGTGCATTTTGCTTATGCGACCAGTGCGGATGGAAAAACTGGATTTTCGACAACAGATACTGTCGGGAAAACATATATGGGACAGTATGCAGATTTTGAAAAAGCTGATTCTGAAGATCCGACAAAGTATCGGTGGAGTAAATTTCAAGGTCCCCAGGGCCCACAAGGTGAACAAGGATCACAAGGCTTGCAGGGGTTACAAGGTGAGAAAGGTGAACAGGGTATCCCCGGTCCAACAGGAGAGACAGGTGCCACCGGAGCAACAGGACCTCAAGGACCACAGGGAGCAAAAGGTGATACAGGACCTCAAGGACCACAGGGAGCAAAAGGTGATACAGGACCTCAAGGACCACAGGGACCAACTGGTCCTCAAGGGCAGACAGGGGCAGCTGGTAAAGACGGACAAATGCTCTATGCGACATGTGATACCGCAGCCGGAACCGCAGCGAAAGTTGCAAGTTTGGCGGCTGGAACATTATCTCTCAAAGCCGGAGCAACAGTAGCTGTTAAATTTACTTATGCAAATACCGCATCCAGTCCAACACTTAATATTGCCGGTACAGGTACAAAAGCAATGTATATCCAAGGTGTCCGGGATGTATATTGGACCGACGGAGCAACCGTAACCTTCACATATGACGGCATAAACTGGAGAGTGGCATCCGAACCAGTATATGCTCCAACCGCTACGATCGGTAATGCTGCTGGATTCAATGTGTTTATAGATGGAACCAGTGTACAAGTTAGGAAGGGGACTGAAGAACTTGCATCCTTCAAAGGTGACGAGATTCGATTAGGAGAGGGTGTCGATTGCGCAAAAGTATTTATATGTAATCTGGAAATAGGTGTGGATAGTGAGGAAATGTATCTTAGAAATGCGTCTACTAGAATTTCAACGAAGGCATCACATGAAAGTGGTTCAGCACTTGTACCGTCCGTAGTAGTTAATGATAAGGATACGTATGTGAACGGCGAGAGTATGACTGCTTTATTTACAAAGGCGGATAACAAGGCGAACAGAGAGTGGACATTACTAAAGAACCAGACCTCAGCAGGAAACTCCACAATTACAGTCGATGTATCGCAGTATTCAGAGTTCATGATCACGTGCGGACTTGCAAGCAGTACAAATGGAAATTATTACCGAGAACTTGCAAGCACGATCGTACCGGCACAGGTATTAACAAGTCGTTCTGTTGTAGATCACGGGTCCGGTTCACATCAAGCATATTATTCTAGTGCATACAATGGTGGGATCTCATATTTGAGTAGCAACAAGATTAAAATCTACAACAACGGAGGTATCACGAGATTATACGCAAGATAACTAGTTGAAAATGAATCTTTCTTGGAAAACTTCTCCTTCTGCTGTATAATCGAGGTGGAAGGAGAGTGTAGTAATAATGAATAAAATGTTACAGTTCTTTAGCGAAAATAAAGCTGCTTTAACTTCAATCGGAATATTACTTACTTTTTTAATCAGCAGTATTTCGCTTTATTTTTCTGTCAGAAACAACAAAGCAGTACATTATGTCAATGCTGTTACCAAAAATAGAGTTGAATGGTTATACAAATTCAGAGAATATATATCAGCCTTGATTAGCACGACAACGATTGAAAATGCGGAGTTAGATGCGAAAGACTTAGACGAATATAGAAAACATATGGGTAGAATAGAAAAATTAAAATATTTAATACATATGCATTTAAATTTCTCGGATAATATTGATGGGAAAATAGATGGTTGCGTAGAAAAATTAGTATCTTATTATAAAGGACTGTTTGAGTTATGTGCGTATTGCAGAGAAAGCTATTGTGAAAATTATTTTGAAACAGAGGGAGCGTTGAAATATTCTATTATTAAAGATTTTATTGCAAAATTTTATGAGGTACCTGCATTTAAAGCAGAAATGTATTATCATCTCTGTAATAACCCTGAAGAAAACGAAAGATTTAGAGTGTTTTTTCGTCAAGAGCTATCTAATTATGTGAAGCAACGGAATGAGTATATAGAAGAACTTTTAAGGCATGTTCGAGTTTATTTGAAATTTGAATGGAATAGAATCAAAATTGAAGCGTCTGGAAGGACATATAAGAAAAATAAACAAAGCAAAGATTTAAAAAAATTGTATGAATTATATGATCGCAATAATAACAAGAAGAATCATAACGAGAGAGGTTAACGCCTCTCTTTTTTTATGCAAAGAGGTGAACACATGGAAATCAGAGCAAGACCGTAAGGTCTTATTTTTATGCGCAAAATTAAAGAATCGAGGTACATAGAGTGTATGTAGACGTAAACACAATCATTACTGCTGGAAGCTTATTAACGGCCGTAGTAGTTATCTTTTCCGCTGTTTTCGCAGTATACAAGTGGTATTTAAGACAGAATGAGCAGGATAAAGAGATAGAAAGAATGAAATCAGAACAATGTTTGCTTACTTATGGAATTCTGGCTTGTCTGAAAGGTTTGAAAGAACAGGGATGTAATGGACCTGTTACAGAAGCAATAGACAAGATTCAGAAGCATATAAATAAGCAAGCGCATGATCAGGAGGATTAAGCATGGATATTAGTACATTAGGAACAGTAGTAGGGATCGTAGCAATCTGTTATGTAATTGGACTTGGCTGCAAGGCATATGAGAAAATTCCAGACAAATGGATTCCGGTTATCATGGCCGTATGCGGCGGAGTTCTAGGCGTTGCCGGACTCTATACAATGCCGGACTTTCCGGCTGATGATGTGATTAATGCAGTTGCGGTCGGAATGGCCAGCGGATTAGCGGCAACTGGAGTAAATCAGTTATATAAACAGCAGTGTAAGTAGAGGGCGAATAATCGCCCTCTAACATATTATATAGTGTGCGACGTCGCACAGAAAGGAGCAATCATGGCACATTTATTTTTAATAGCCGGTCACGGAGCCGGTGACAGTGGAGCAGTGGGATACGGCTATACAGAGGCAGAGAGAGTTCGGGCACTTGCAAGACGAATCGTAGCGCTTGGAGGAAGTAATGTTACTCTGGGAGACGTGAGTCGGAACTGGTACGCCGACAAAGGCATCAGCTCGCTCAAAATCTCAAAGGATTGGCAGATCCTGGAACTTCATATGGACAGCAATGTATCGACAGCCAAAGGTGGTCATGTAATTATTAAAGAAGGATATAATCCGGATCAGTATGACACAGCGCTTGCTAACTTCATTGTTTCCTTCTTCCCTGGAAGAGCAAATAAGATTGTAGGCAGAGCGCATCTTGCCAACGTCAATCGCGCAGCTGCGAAAGGTTACAGCTA